CAAAGAATGAAATGTGGAATTGAGATAAAAAGAAATTTATTTTAGAAGAACTAAAAAGTTGTTTACGGGTATCAATATCAAGATATAAGCAGGAGTCGTGTTCAAGTCTAAAATGATTAGGATGATTGATTATAAAGTTTAATTTGTCTGGATTTTTTCTGGATATTACCTCGAGGTTTGAGCTGATAATACAATCATAGGAACAAAGAAAATCAGTATATGAACTATCAAAATTATGAAGTGTTATTTCGTGTCCGTTTTTCGTTCCTTGTTCTATTATAGATTGATTACTAACTTGAGCTCCACCAATATTGTGTTCAAGTGAAAAATCGCTAACAAATAAAACTTTCATTTCAACTTCAATATTGCATTTCTTGTTTCTTTTGTCATCGGCAAAGGAAGTGAGTTTTTTGATATTTTAAAAAAACCCCATTCGTCATGTTCGATTGCATCAATTGCATCGTTACTTGGAAAAATAAGGTCGTCGATTTGCATCGAGTATAGTGCAAAGTATTTACCGTCTTTTACTTCAAAATCATCAAGAAACTTTATTTCTTTGTGCGCACGAACTCCTGTTTCTTCAAAAAATTCTCTCTTTGCTGCTGTTTCTGGATCTTCTCCAGGATCAATCATTCCGCACGGCATCGACCAGTTTCCCGCTAAATTAGTACAGTTGCTACTGCGACGACCAAGCATCACAAGGTTTCCAAGATGAGCTACAATTCCTGCAGCAATATACTCTTTAGTCGAGGAAATCATCTATAACTTTTTTGTTTTGCCAATGTGGACAACCGTCATATTTCATACTAACAATTTCGTCACCATCTTCAAGCTCAAGTTCATGTTTGTTTTCTGGAAAAGCTGTTTTCTTGATGTTTCCATCTACATCTTTAAGAGCCCAATAGTCTCTAGGCTTTCTAAAAGGACAAATGAATGCTTTGATTGGCTCGCCATTATCATCAAGCACAGGTTGTCCGCGAGACATTTTATATCCATCTTTACCGCAAGCAAGCGGACCTCCGAACGTACCATCTCTTGGGTAGTCTTGTTTTGCTGCAAGATTGCTTTTCGCCGCTTCTTCGTCGAAGTTGTCTAGATACGATTGGAATTGTGTGAGTTGATGTTCAAAGCCATCAAGCTCTTCCTTGGTGATTTTATCCATCTTCATTCTTCCTTTGCCTGTTTTGCCAAGCAGATCGGTTTCCAAGTCAAACCTCAAGAACAAGAATTCACTTTGCGGTTCAGTTTCAGGCATTAAATGTTTGATGGCTAGGCAGTATATTAAATTTTGCAGATTGTCAGTTATTTCTTTTCCTTTGAACACAGATTTACTGCTTTTGAAATCGCGTATGATTACTGAATTGTCTTTGTATACGAATAGTTTATCGATGTATCCGCGCACTGCATATTTTATTCCTTCTTCAGGCCGATCAATTTCAAGATCAAAAAAGCGTTCTGATTCAGCAATCGCAGGCTTTTCATTTTCGTCTCCAAAGAAATCGCACCTTAATCCGTTAACAATCATTTCATCAATGAGTTCAAGATTCTCGGGGTCATTCACGGCAAGTTCTTCTGCTTCTTTTTTAACCTGCGATGCAACAACTTCTGATTTCCAAATTGTACCTTCTTTAACAATTTGATCAAACTCGTCGCGATGATGATCTCCAAGTAGTTCGAAGATATTGTGGCAAATAGTTCCTCGACTTGATCCATCATTTCCTGCGTCAGGAAGTTTTAATTTATAGTTGCACCAATAAGTCCAACTACATGTTTGTGCGGTTTTTATTCTACTCGCTGAAAGTTTTGTTATTTTACTCATTGATTATTATTTTTTTATTTTTTAATAAAGTTTTAGGTAGGGATTTGTATATTTCATTTATCTTTCCAAGAATCATTGCTTGTTGTTTTGTTACATCAATTGATTCTAGTTTATTTGACCATTCGGAAAAATCTTGATCACCCATATCTCCAAAGTCTTTTTGTGTGGGTAAACATATTTTAATTTTTTCAGGATTATAATAATTTAATAATTTTAAATAGTTTTTGATACTTGCTTCTAATCCTCTATTGCGAGAAGATGTTTTGTCGTTGTTTAATCCAATAACAAGATTATCTACATTCAAAGATAGTGTTGCGCAGATTAATTTGGTTGATATATCAAGACCAAATGTTACAAGTACATTTTTATAACCTTGTTCATTTAAGTTCAGCAGATCACCAATACTTTCTACAAAAATGATTGTTCGAGTATCATTGATTGCGTCAACTGTCTGTGCATTCGCGTAGAGGGGGTAAATCCAGCCTTTCTTTCGTCCCACATGCTTCCACTTAGGTCGACCATCCAAGCTACTCATATCGCGTCCAGAGAAGCCATGAATTTGATTGTGTTCATTATAGATAGGAAAGATGAATCGATTGTTTAATTTTCCTGTTGTAGCGTATCCACCTTTGAGTAACTTTAATGTTTCTGTTGAGATGCCTTTGTCGTTATAAAATTTATAATGAGGTAATAACCTGTCCAAACAGGCTTCTGGGTATATTTCTTCCATTTCTAATTTTTCTGAGAATGTTAATTTGTTGTAATTTGCTCCAAGATCATCTTCTTCTATAAAGTCTTTGACTTGATTTTTATCGTTAGTACCTAATGTTATCTCCACCAACCTTTTGAAGGGAGAGAATGAACTGTTTTGAACATGATCTTTCCAGACGCCTGTGTTTTTGTATATTTGAATCGCAGTTTTATTATCTCCATTTCGAAACATAGCATTGGTCTGCCAGTAAGCTCCTCTATCAGCCAGCTTGTAACCTAGCCTCGTGAGAGAATCTTTAATCTTTTCAGGATTCATAATTATAAATTCGGAACTTCGTCGCGCATATCTTCAAGTATACCAACCCCCTCCGAGTCCATATGTTCTACCATATCAACAAGATCGCCTCTTTCTTGAATGCTAAAGTTTTCCATGTGAAGGTTGAGGTAATTTTTACGCTTGCTTCCGTCGGGCATTTCAACAGGCTGTAATGCCCTATGCACATCTTGTCCAAGCCAGCGATATTTTAAACAAATTAATTTATGAGTTCCAAAGCCATCAGGCTCTTCTTGAATCTCATCCATAGTTTTCTGTCGAAGTAAAAATAAGTGAGAGCAAAACTGTGTAATTTGGTCAGAGAGAGAAACTATGCTTTCGTCATCAACTACATTATCAGAGCTTCTGTTATTTGTTATACCAAGTCGATTACTTTGGACACTTGTTAGCATTGCAACTGTCGGCGATCCGTTAAAGCATAACTCTTTTTGAATCAACTGCTTAAACTTATCAACCATGCGTCCCACTGTCTCCCAACTGCTAGCTCCATTCTGGCGCTCGTATGTTGTTTTAATATAGTCGAAACTAAAGATCATTGGGTTTCCTCTTCCAACTTCTGAGTAATAAAATCTTCGGATGATATTAAGCATACTCTCAATACTATGTCCTGCTACATTATAATAATAAAATTTAAAATCTTTTACTTTGTCCCATGTGGATCTAACTTTATCAACAATCTCTTGACCTGCCTGCCTCCACCTTCCAGTTTCTAGGAGGTGCATAGGCACTCCAGAAAGAGCAGAGCATTGGCGAACAATCAATTCTTCTTTACTCATTTCTCCGTTATCAAAATGAAGGATTGGGACATTATTATTTATTGATGAAACTTTTGTACAAAAGTCCATACAGAATTGGGTTTTACCAACACCTGCGCGAGCAACAACAACTGTTATATTTCCCGGGCGTAAAAGAGAGCCATATAGTTCATTGACTCGTTCGTGTGGGCCCATTAATCCAAATTGATCAATTGGATTATTACCTCTTTCTTCAATGAAATCTTCCATGTCGTCAAACAAGTTCTCGGGCTTACTTGACCCAATTTCGTATAGATTTACTTTGTCGTTATATATTTTATCTGCTTCGCTAACAATATCATCAAAGGTCGAGCTTGCAGCCATATTCTTCATATTTTTTGCAACCTCGAGAGAAGAGTTATGTATTTCTCTGCGAACAGTTATCTTCTTTAGCTCCTGCGCAGCTTTAACCACACCATCTTTTGATATCTGCCTCATTGAGAGAGCTTTAATATAGTCTGCTATATTTATATTATCCTCAAAGGATATATTTAAAGACTGAACTCTTTGCGCAAGTAGTACTTCGTCGAGCGCATCTCCGGATTCAAGAGCTTGCCTTAGTACGCAAAAAATTGTTCTGTTAACGATTGTATTTTTATCAAAAAAATCATTTTGATCTATGAATGCAGCGATGAGAGGGTAACTCTCTGGGTATTTTATCAGACCTGCAATTAAGTGTTGTTCGAGTTCGTAAGAATAAACCATTCTTACATCTTATCAGAAACCCGCTTAAAAGTCAAGGGGTTTCTTCGTCGCCGAAATCTTTTGGAAAGTTGAGTTCTATTTCTTGCGCAGAAACTTGCTCAAGATATTGCTCAAGAGCTTTACGTAAACCCATCTCTACAATTGGAGATGTAGCCTTGGTGATTACCGAAGGAAGTCCGTCTTGATTGACATATGAAAGAATAAATCCGCTGTCTCCATTTGTTGAACCTGTAAATTCAAACAATTGATTAATCATATTTTCTGGCAACTGAAAGCTTCCCAAGTTTTCGGGATCAATAAAATCATCATTCATAATATATATTACACCAACTACAAAATAACACCAAAAGTTTCGAAAAGTTTTTCATTAACTTCGTCTCCGTCATATATTTCGACAAGTTGTATATCGTTCAATTCGCAAAATTTTAATTTATCCTGATCTCTCTTGAGTTGGTTAATGTAATTGATTTTATTTTTGCCATGAAAGAATGGAACATATTTTGTATGCTGCCTGCCCTGGACTTCAATTGCTATTTTTTTATTAGCGTTATAAAAGTCTAGAGACAGCCTAGTTCCCGCAACCGGAAACTCTTCAAATACAATATGATTGCTCCAATATTTTTTAAGGAATTGTTTTGCGTTATATTGTATCTTACTGCGACTTTTACCGTCCCAGTCAATCAAATATTTTTTTGCTTTTTTAACGGTGCGAGTCGCACCCATCAAAGTCTTAAAGCGCATTGGTTAGCTTTTTAAAATCTTCGTAAAGAAAATCTGATAACTTTTCATTGTCTTCTAGAAAATCAATAAACCTCTGCTCTCCCTGAAATTTTTCATTAATCTCTAATTTTTTGTCCGAAAGCTCTTTGATTAAATCTTCTGATACAGATATCCATGCACCTTTTTTTTCAATTAAGTTAAAAAGATATAACATGTCCAGTATTTCGCGAGCCCTCCATACAGACTTTCCATCTTTCTGTCCGTATTTAATTGGATATCTCGCAGTTGATCCCGTTTTTTCATTCACTGTTTTGCGAAATTTTATTTTGCAATAATGACCTATAGGCTCACCTTTTTCGTCAAGCTTGGTTGCTGTTGGGTTTTTAAATATTAAATCTGAGTTGTATCTCTCTTCAAATTCAAGAATAAAATTTGCGTAGTGCTTGATTGCGTTTCCGCCTGCCTGTTTTACTTTTGGACCACCTCTGGCAGCGTACGGATTGGTTGCGACCTCGACTCGCACTTGACTTGTTAGAATCATGGTGTGTCCCATTTTTGTAATAGGTAATACCATTTTCTTTAAGAATACCGAAGTGATTAAAGCTCCACCTGCGACCTGCTCGGATTCAGCAAATGGTTTGTCTATATCTCCAATCCTGCACAAAGCGTCAACACTATCAATGATAAACATATAACGCTTATCATCTTCATTTTGGAACACAAGCTCGCGAATCAATTCAAATACTTTTTCAAAAATATTACAATCAAAACAAAAGAATTTTTCTGGATCAGTGTCGATGCCGGATCGCTCAATCATTTCTTTACTAAATCTTCCCTCACTTTTGATGTAAATTATCATTCCTTTTTTACCAAAGTGTTTTTGAAAGTTTCTCGCAAAAGCCATAGCGCAACTTGTTTTTCCACCTTCGTTGATTCCTGTGAATCTATGAGCCCCACTTGGTAGTCCACCACCAAGAGCTATGTCCAAATTTAAGCTTCCGCTGGGAATCTTATATTCTTCACCTTTAAAAAAGTTGTAGTGGTATTTTTTATTATCCTTGTCGGATAAAAACTTTGCTATCTGATCTGTTGTTTGTATTTCTTTAGTTTTGCTCATCTATAAATTGTCGTATTGTTTTAGGTTTTTTCGATAAGATTTTATCTTCTCCTGTTTTTTCTCCTAGAGGTATCTCTATCTTATCAGGAATTTTATAATTGAACTCGCGGTATTTCTTTCTTATTTTTTCCAATCCGTAGTCAGATCGAAGCATTGCAAGTGATGGAACTTTGTCAATTGTCATGCGCTGCCAAAAATCTTGATTTGGGAACATTTCAAGCAGGTCGTTGAGGAGCTTCATCTCTCGAGCCCAGAACATGCGCTTTTGCTTGTCTGGTTCGACTACTAGTTTTTTTATTAAATCGCGCTTGTTGAGTTTTTTCACTCAACTAATTTAACCTATTTTCTTAAGAATGTCAAGCAGAAAAAAAGTAATTCGGACGATGTTTGCGATAATCCCTATTACTCATTCTTGGATCAATCATAGATGTTATTTTTTTATTATATGTCGCTTCAAGTTGTTGTTTGTCGCGATCAGGGCACTCTTTATCAATTTGACCACTTAATGTAATAAATTCACTTATTTGATCTTGTGTATAATCATCTTCTTTTTGGAATGTATGTTTTCCGCTAATAGAAGAAGGTATTGTTAGTTCGAAATGTTTATTGTCTATAGAGTGTATTTGTACTGCAAAGAGTTTTTGATTTTTGATTGAAAGATTTTCTTCAAGAAGCTCGTTTTTTTGATCTATTAATTGTGTTATTTTATTTTTAAGCTCTGGATTGGGGTCGGGAATTGGTGTGTTTCGCAATTCCTTGTTGTCTGCTTCAAGTTTCAAAACAAGAGATTCAAGATTAGAGTTTTTATCAAGCAATTCTGCTTTTTCACTTTCCAGTTCTGCTGATTGAAATTCCAGATTTTCTTTTTGAACTTTAAGGTTGGCAGTGCTTGATTCAAGATTAATATTATTCGCGTCAAGATCTTTATTTGTTGCTTCAAGCGTTTGTATGTGACTTTTTAGTTTTTTAAATTGTTCTATGTTTATACATATTTCAGATTTCAATTGTTCTATTTTTTCTTTGTTTTCTTCGTGGTTACCTAATACTTGTTTTATCTCTCTAACGCTTTGAATTGTTTCTTCCGCACGGCTTAGTATTTTATTTTTTTGTATTTTTATTTCTTGTATTTCTTCTTCTGCACTTTGTTTTTCACTAATCAATTGTTCTAGCTCTGCAGTTATTAAGCTTGTATCTTCTTGTTTTAATAATTCTTTTTGAGCTTCAAGCTTTAGTTGCCTTAATGTTTCTTTGTTTTCTGAAATTTCTTGTTGATATTTTTTGACTTGATTTTCATTCAACTCTATCATTTTACGATCTTGCTCGATATCTTTTTTGCGCTCTTCAAGGTCAATCTCTTCCTGATGTAAAGCCTTACTTTGCAGTTCCATTTCAGCTATTTTCTCAAAAACAATCGCTTGATCTTGCATAGCCTTGGGGAACCTTTTACTTAAACTTATATGCGCAGCAAGAACCAAAAGTACTGCCAGCGGGTCAAAAACAAAAATCAATATAATTATAACCATTCTTACGGCTTTACCTATGTTGAACTCCATACCTGTGAAGTCTGCAATCAACTCGGCTACATATTTAACGGGCCCAACTTCTGCTTCAAGCTGGCGAGATCCATCATCTAGGTCAAATTTCTCTACTTCTAATGCGTCAATTTTTTCTTGCGAATTGGAGATATTAGAGTTGTGTTTCTCTATTTTTTCTTCTGCATCTTCTGGTTTCTCGAATCCTATGTTTTGATAGTCTTGTATGCGTTTACGAATGTCAGATATAAGCGCAGATGTTTCGTTTCTGTATTTTGATATGCGACTCTCGATTTCTTTTTTCTTTACGGCAAGTTCTTCGCGCTCTGCGGCTTGCTCGGCAACTTTGTTTTCTATATCTTTCTTTTTGTTTGAGAATAATCCACCAGGTTTGTTTTGTACTTCGTTTAGTTCTGTGTTGAGTTGATTGATTCTGTCTTGAATTGGCGCGAGCATTTTACTGTCTAGCGCGATATCTTTTTCAAGTTGAGCTGTAAGTTGATCTATTTTCTTTTGTTCGAGATCGATGTTCTCTGCGCTTTTGTCGCTACGGTTTTGGTTTTTATCTTCGCTTTGTTGTATAAGTTCTTTTTGTCGAGCAATGTATTGTTTTTCGCGATCAATCTTAGTTTCGACTTGAGCCACAAGCGCCGCAGCTTTTTCGGAATGCTGCTCGTGTTCGATATGAGACTTGGATAAAAAACCAAAGATTCCCATGCTTGTTATACCCATTAAAACAACGATTGCTCCGAAAAGATATATTCTTAATGTTGTTGGAGCTGTCTTCCAGTTTTTATGTAGCCAAATCGCGGCAACAATTTTACCAATTTCGAGCGCAGCTCCCATTGCAATAACCGCTTCAATTGATCCTGGGAAAATCGTAGCAAGTCCAATAATGCTAAAATATGCCGCAATAACAGAAATACTGAGCGCAGATATTAATGTTAGTATAGCAAAAAACATTTTATTAATTATCTAATAATGGCGCTACGCGAGATTCCATACAAAAGAATCTCCAGCCTGAGTAACTACTTTATCTCCAAATTCAGTTAGCCACTCATTGTCGGTGGTATCTGTAATAACTTTTTTGATTACCGGTGT